CAATTAGAGTGCTGCCGGAACCGCCGAACACATCAATCACAACGTCCTGCCCCTTGCTTGAGTTGTTTATTGCCTTCTCAACCAACTCAACAGGCTTTTGCGTTGGATGAACATACGCTCCTGTCGCCCCGCGAGAATTATACCATACGTCCGACTGCGATTTATCGCCGTGCCAACTGTCGCCCTTGGAATAAAAGATGAATTCATGCTGCGGACGATAGTTTGCGTTTCCAAGCCCGATTGATTTCTTGTCCCAAACTATACAGGCTGAAACCGTCATGCCTATTTGCTCAAGCGCCGCCTCAAACTCAGAATAGGTACGCCAAGGAAAGCAGACGTATTTGGCAGCACCGCTCTTGCATACAGATATAGCCGACCCAACAGCGTCGCGGATCATGCCAATCAGGTCGTCGCCTTGAAGGTCGTCGCCCTTGATCACACCGTGTTTCTTTACTGTTCCGTCTGTAGAGCCAACTGCGCCAGCCCTGCCGCCGCCATAGGACATTCCATAAGGAGGATCGGTAAACACCATGTCAGCCCTGCCGCCATCCATCAGCTTATCAACCGCGTCGATGCTTGTGCTATCCCCGCACATCAGCCTGTGCCGCCCCAGCAACCAAACATCGCCCTCGACAGTGATAGGCACCTCTGGGGCTTCCGGCACCGCGTCATCATCGGTCAGTCCTTCGGTCTCATCCGCCATCAAGTCGCTGATTTCGTCCAGATCAAAGCCTGTCAGGGACAGATCAAAGCCTTGGCTGTCCAAGTCCCCCAGTTCAACCCGCAGCATTTCATCATCCCATCCGGCGTCGAGCGCAAGGCGGTTGTCTGCGATGACGTAGGCGCGGCGCTGGGCTTCGGATAGGTGCGCGGCGTCAATCGTTGGCAGTTCATCAAGCCCTAGTTTTTGCGCGGCCATAACGCGACCATGCCCTGCGACGATGCCGTTATTGCCGTCTGTGATGATTGGGTTGAGAAAGCCAAATTCTTTGATGCTTGCAGCGATTTTGCTGACCTGCGTTTCGCTGTGCGTCCTGCTGTTGCGGGCGTATGGCACAAGATCGCTGGTCTTGGCTTTTTTATAAACGGGAAACCCGTTTTGATTTTCCATTGTGACTTCCCGTCTGGTTTGGTCAGGCTTCCCGCCTGACCTTGCTGCGTTGCACTTTATGCGCGCGCCTTGTCTTCGTCAAGTTTGGCGATCATCATTCGGATGCAGTATGCGGCGACTGGATTTAGCGGTGTGTCGCCGCTTTCCCAACGCCGGATGGTGCGCCCGCCGTTTTCGCCCATGCTCCACTCAAGCGCAAGGCTGCGGGCTGAATAGCCCAGTGCATAGCGGGCTTCTTTGAACTCTGCGCTGGTCATTGGCTGTTTCCCTTCTGTGAAGATTTAGCGCGGTCCCGCATCCTCGTGAGAACGGCGATTGCCGCATCAAGAACGCACAGATCAAGTCTGTCGTCGGTATGCATCCGCGCTACCCAAAGATGATCTGCAAGGTTGTTAAGTTCTTCGTGTGTCATTCGTCTGTTCCCTTTCGTGGTGGTGGGGGCGCGTGGCCCCCGTTTGGTTAAAATCCCCAGTTTTCCTTACAGATCGGGCCGATGCCGAGCTTGATGCTGTCGGAATTGGTCAATTCCCGTCCGCAGCAGGCGCATGCGCCTGTTTCTCGACCATATCGAACTGCTGCCTCGGCAGGGTTTGCCGCGATGTTCAGCAAGCTATTCAAGACACCCTCTGTCCCGCGCAGTCCTTGGAATTTCATGTCTGGGGTGATTTTGCCCAGATATTCGCCGCTTTCGTTTTTTACATAGAGCGCGTTAGGGTTGGCGCTGTGATCTTTGGCGCGGCTAAGTACCAGCCCTTCGGCGCGGTATTGTGGGGCTTTGCGGCCTGCGGCTACTGCTGCATCAAACATCGTTTTGATAGGTGTCAGGTCAACACTTGGCGCATCTGCCTTGCGCTTGGCTGCGGCCTCTGCCTTGGCGGCTTTCTTTGCGTCCAACTTGTCCAGCATACCGTTAATAGCCGCAACTTGCTTAACGCTCCACGCTTTACCGCAACCGTGCTGGTCCATAAGGGATGCGGCAAATTCGCTCCAATCAGCGGCAGCGCGCAAGGTCGCTACTCGTTCGCGACCACCGACGGCGATCTCATTGTCCGCTTGAGCGGTCTTAACAAGTTCGCCTTTTTTGGCGGCAGCCTTGGCGCGCTTGGCGCGACGGTCATCGGCAGAAGTTACCATCTGCCCTGTGCCGTGGCATGTGTTGCATTTCGCGTTGCCGTAGCGGTTTGCGCGGCCACTGTTCCAAATTCCCGTACCGTTGCAGCCTTCACATGTGAATGTTTTGCGAGCGTATTTTGGGTTGGTGGTTTTTACACTTGGGGCGAAAGTCCCGTCTGCGTTTACGTCTGTTTCAAGGTCTGAGAAATCAATCATTTTCGTGTTCCCTTTCGTGGCGGGCTTCATTGCCCTTGCACACATACTTAGGTCATTATGACCTACCTTACAAGCTTTTATTTTTTGTCTGCAATTCTTTCCTGTGCGATCATGATTGCTGCTGCTGCGAAGCCTTCCCGTGTTAGCTGTTCTGGTGTTCTTCCGAGAAGTAGCAGGTGCGCGGCCATTCTGATCTGTTGTTCCATCACTTTGCTACCCAGAAGCGCATGAGGTTGTTGGTGTCCCATTCTGCGACAAGGATGCCCCTTGCTTGGAGTGAGCGCAGTGCTGACGTGAGGGTGTCGCGGTCTGAGGCTTTGGCCCCGATGGCGTTTGCGATGTCGTCGATCGTGCGAATGCGTCGATCTGCCATGAGTTTGCAGATGGCGATTTTTTCTTTGTAAAAGCGGATTGGCTTTTGCGCGCGCGCTGCTTTGCGTTGGCCTTCTTCGCTGGCCCGCGATGCGGCCCAAGCGTCGGCATAGGATTTTTCGAATGAGGTGTTGGTATCAGTCATAATCAGACCCTTCCATGGTTTTCGTGAAAGTCGTGTTCAATTTCTGCTTTTGCCCTTGCGGCTGCGGCGTCTTCGATGGTGTCAAAATAACCAAGGTGAATGGTTTTCCCATCGACCCTGATATGCGCTACCCACTTCGCCTTTTGCTTATTCCAAGACACACCCATAACGCCGCTTGTGTTGTTGCATGGCAGCTTCCTGTTTTTGTTGTTCTCCTGATTTGTAGCGTCGCGCAGGTTCACTATGCGATTATCCGCCCTCTCACCATTAATATGATCAATCTGATCTGTGGGCCACGTGTTGTGGTGAATTGCCCAAGCAACGCGATGGGCGCTCAAATGGCGGTCAAAGATTTTCACATCAACGTACCCGCCGCCCCTAATGCCCCCCGCCGGTTTTCCGCCGTAGCGGTTGTGCCACCTTTTGCATTCGCCTTCGGTTTTGAAAAAAGACACATCCCGAAACCGCCAGAACAAATTGCCGGTCTCGGGCTCGTATCGCAAAAGCTTTCGCAGGGTCTCAACTGAGGGTAAATCTTGTTCAGTCATTGTCTGGCCCTTCCCTGACAGGTTTAAGCAAAGCGTCGAATGGTGGCCAATCCGGCGTTTGAGTATTTCGTTCCGACGTGGAACACTCGTTCGCCTTTGAGTTGGCTCACCATTGCTCTGATCAGAGCTATCCCGACGGGATTTCCGTCAGGTGCGATCAGCGCGTCAACGTCCGCAGATGCGCCAACTTCGATGGTGTCTAGGAAGTCGTCAACCGCCGCTTTCATGGTGAATGGCTTAAAGCGTTTTGGGCTGCCTAATTTTCTTGCGTCGATGATCATTTTCTAAACTCCATGTTTTATATTTAACACCCTTGATATTACATAAATAGCCAATGCGGTCAACTAGCAGAAACCCGAAATCATATGTTATCCATCGTAATTCCTGACCGTTTTTGTCAGGAACCCCCTAAGCCCTTGGTCTCTCTCTCTTTTCTTCATTAATAGTAGTCTTAGTATGTTATACAGAGAGAAGGGGCGGCAGGGAGGGGCGGAAAAACAGTCTCTTGTAACAATGTAAGATAACTGTCTTTTTTTGGTGTATCTAAGGACAGGTATTTAAATGGGTATCTAAGTGCAGAGCGTTCTAACTAACTATCAAGGGATAAGATGTGGAAAATCAAATACTTACGTGATTTTTTGGGCCAATTTGAAAAGATAACATTACTAAGATGCGATCAAATGATTTCAAAGGGTTAGCAAAAACGCACAAAAAAACCCCGCTGCCGGTCGAGGCAACGGGGACCAAATTTGCCGACCTGAAATCAGTCAGCCGGAAACCAACTCACAACCTTTTTGCCGCGATAGGTGCGCGGCCCAATCCGCTGCACAGCCATGCCGCGCTCTTCAAGCTTTGTCAAAACCCCGCCGATCTGTTCCGCAGAAAGCTTCAGCATGTTCGACAGGACCGCCACAGACACGCCCTTGTCAGGGTCCAAGCGAGCCAGAATGCGAGCCGCTATGGCCTCTTCAGGGCGGGTCTTGGCGTGGTCATTCGCAAAAACAAGCCTGACCTTCCCGTCCAGTTCTGCCAGCACATAAGCAAACGCCCAACGCACATGGTCGACGGTCCGCTCCTCGTCCGCCATCGCCAAAATAAAGCTGATCTTGCCGATCATTTCGAACGCGCGCCTGACCATCGCAACCGACGCCTCGCCCGTTTCTTCGTTGGCGTCGTCTGCATACTCCATCAGCCAATCAAGGATTTCGTCAAGCATCGCGTCCGCGTCCGGCCTTGTCGGGACCGCAACCCTGTCCCCGCGAAACTCGATAGGCCCGTTGTCCTCCTGATCCCTGCCCGTCATCGCCCAAAGCTTCATCTGCATCGTCATCGGCAAATCAGGCCGCTTAAAGCCCTTGCGCGGGCGGGGATTGATGTTGGGCTCATTGACGATGATCGCACGCCCGACAAGGCCCTGCGTGGCTGTCTCGCCATCCATGACGCTCTCAAAGGTGCTTGGCGTCGTGTAGCCCATCAGCGACAGGAAAGGCCGCTCTAGCCCCTGATCTGTCATTTGCAGCATCTTCAGCGCCCGCTCCTCGCCTTCAGCGTCGTCATTGTCCTTGGCGCGCGCAAGCTGTGCCAGATACAACTTTTTCAGATCGCGCTTAATATCGCCCCCAAGCAAAACCCTGCTGTTCGCCTTTGAATACGTCGCCATGATCGCGCCAAAGATGCCTTCGAGATACGCCGCGCCGCCATTGCCCTTTTGAGCGTTGCGCACCTTCGTCAGAAAAATGCCGATTTCGTCAATGTTGTAATAGCTGGCCTGCTGGTCGATCACGTTGCGCATGATCTCCTGCTCTGATTTCATCGCCCCATGAACCGCACCTTGAATGCGGGCGGCTATGTGCAAATCAGCGAATGCCTGCATCACCGCCTCCTTGCCGGTCGATGATGCCGCAACACAAAACGCAATCATGTTTGAGGTCATCCCGTCACGCGGGTCTTCGTATTTCAGGCCGCCGATGTTGCCCACGGCGCAGATCGCGGATGCCACAGCGAGACGCCTTCTAGGGTATCTGCATTGACTGTCTATCCAATCAGCAACACGGCCAACGAAGGCAGGCGGTCGCGTCATGTCCAAGTCATCCACCTTGCACGGTAAAGACTTGCCTTTAACGCTTTCGATTTCCGGCTTCTCTACGTCAAAATCATTGTGCTTCGGAATGTGAAATTCAAAGTCCGAAAAGTCTGTCGCATCATCCATTCTGTTTCCCTACCCATTTTGCAAACGCATCCCGCGAAAGCAAGTCCATGCCGTTGAACGCCGCAGCGCCAAGGCGTTTTGCAGCTTTGTTCGTCAAGCCGCTTTTTTCAAGTTCAAGCAACGCCGCAACCATGTAACTTTCAAGTTCCGGCTGCGTGGCGTATGCAGCCCAGTTCTGAGCGTCATCACGAACGCGCTCTTGTATTAAAGGCACGTCAGGCGAGCCCGCGCCGTGAAACTCAAGCCAATGCGTGACCGTGGCAAGCGTTGTATCGCGGTTGTTCGCTAGGCATTGATTAAGGCCGCGCCATAGCAGGTCTGCTGCGTGTTCCTGTGGTGTTTGTTCGGTCATTTCTTTTCATCTCTGTCGTCAAGGATTTCGTTGATCTGGTACGCCCGCAAGGGCGGCACGTCTTCGGGCCATTTGTGGACCGCCTGCGGCCAAATATCCAAAGCATCAGCGAGCGCCTTGACGCTGCCGAAAGCTTCTATTGCGTCAACTTTTTTCATCTTTCTTGCTCCATTGCGTTAAACCTATGTTGACAACTAAAGTAGAATGCGCGATTGTGCAAGTGCGGTGTTTGAAGCGTGTCGCCGCCACGCATGACCAATGGTCAAACAACAAAGGAGAATGCCTTGAGTATTCTTGAGCAAGCATCTGTGCCTGAAATGGGGCCGCAGATCATTACCATTTGCGGCGACGCAGGTTTGGGCAAGTCCAGCCTTGCAGCCACATTTGAAAAGCCGATTTTTGTGCGCTGTGAAGATGGCGTTTCACGAATTCCGGCAGCCTTTCGGCCCAGCGCATTGCCGCCAATCCGGTCAGAAGACCAGCTTTGGGAGCAACTGAAGGCGCTGGTTCACGATGAGCATGATTTCAAGACAGCCGTCATTGATACTGTTTCGGCTGCTGATCGCATGTTTGTGCAGTCGATCTTGAAAACAGACGGCAAAGCCAAAAGCCTGAACCAAGCCCTTGGAGGGTATGGCGCTGGGTTTTCAGCCCTTGCGGCGCGTCACCAGCAAGTTCGGAACGCCGCAGAGTTGATGCGGATCAAGCGCGGAATGAATGTCATTTTCTTGGCTCATACTGAGGTCGGCACAATGCGCCTGCCAGACCAAGAAGACTTCAGCCGGTACAGCCTGCGGATGACCCACGACAAGAGCCTGCCGCCGTATCTGGACGACGTGGACGCGGTTGGCTTCCTGCGCCAAGTCATGGTCGTGAAAGGCGATGAGGGCGAGCGCAAAAAGGCGATCAGCGGTGAAGGCCGCGAATTGGTGATGCACGTCACTGCGTCGAACGTGTCAAAAAACCCATACGGCATCAAAGCGCCTGTGGCAGTTGAACTGGGTGTAAACCCTCTTGCAGAATTTATGAAAGGATAAGCAGATGTCATTTTGGGATTTGTCAGACGGCGAAACAGCAAAGAGCGAAAGCAAGGAATTCGAAGTTCCAGCAGGTAACTTTGACCCTATCCCCGATAACAGCGACGTACTGTCGGAGATTAAGGGCGTGAAGTGGAACAGCCCCCGCGACAAAACTGAGCGCTTCGTTGAAATCAACTGGCGTATTCTTGCGCCCGAACAGTTCAAAAACCGCGAAATTTTCCAAAAACTTTGGGTGCAGGATTTCGACCCCAGCGCCAAGAGCGAAGAAAAAGCCAAGGCCAAGCGGGACAAAGCGCGGCAAATGCTGGCGACCATTGACGCAAACGCCAAGGGGCA